GCTTACAACTCTGACCTAATTTCTTTATATTTTTTCAATATACCACTTATTCCATCATGTACAACCATATTTCCGTTGCTTGGGTACATGATGTTCAATGGTTCGTCCATGAATCCTATAAAACCACCGTGCGCTCTATACACAGGATTGTCACCAAACAAAGGATTAAAGCCTGTAATCTGTTGTGTGGGCTGACCTGCAAAAGGAGTCGCTAAATTTACAGGTCGAAACGCATAGTTTATATAGTCCATGTAATTGCCTGCCGCTGGAGTCGATGCAATGCCAGTGCCTCCCATAGAGGGTGTGAATCCTGTGCCTGTCCCTCTTTGATCTCTAGTGAATCCTGTTAGAACTTCTTCTTCTGCGTCCTCTGCGTCTTGCCTTTGTGTTGCTGTCTGAGCTATTGTGGGAATACCTGCTAATCTTTCGTCTTGTCGTCCGCCTCTGTCTTGAGTGGGATCAACACCAAAGTTAATTGAGCTTGTATCTATTCCTAAAGCTGCAAGACCTGCTCCTACTGGTCCAATCATTCCTTGACTAGGTCTTGCAACAACTTCGCCTGTGTTAATATCTCTAATTAAAGGCTGTTGTTTCAAACCAAACAACCCCTCACCTGGAGTAAAAGCAAGGTTACTTAAATCAAAACCTCTGTCTAAAAGTTCTTGTCTTTGTCGATCGGTCAATTGAGCCATGCTCACTTGTTGTGCCTGATCAAACGTGGTAACAGGCAGTTCTAATCCGCTCGTATAATCAAATAAATCTCTTCGAACTTTTTCTACTGCCGCTGCTTTGTCAGTTTCTAATTGATCTAACACTCCAACTACTTTAGTTTTAGTGTCGTCCCCTAGTCCTTCAAAAGTGCTGCCATCAATGCCGTGGCCGCCCGCTAGCAATTGCTCTAGTGTTCCGGGAGACAGTTTATCGACTAAACTAGAGGACAAATTACCTTTGGTAGCCCCCATGTTTACGTTGCCTAATAAATTAGCAACTCGAGCCTCTTCCTCTTTTATTGCTTCGTTTGCCGCTATTTGAGCTGCTGCTCTTTCGGCGGCAGCTGCCTCTTCCGCTTGTCTTTTTCTAATTTCGGCGACGCGTTTGTTTTCTTCCTCTGTGGCGATTCTAGCGGCCTCTCGTCGTGTGGCTGCTCGTTCATCCGCTCTACGTCGTGCTTCTCTTTCTGCGTCTTTTTTTTGCTGTTTGGCTGATGCACTTCCAGCTAATCCTGGTTGACGATTGCTTCCGCCGCCTCCGCCGCCTCCTCCTGTTCGTCCTCTTTGTCCTCGAGGGCCTGGAGACTGTCCGCCTACTCCTCTACCGTGACTATCTGTGTGACCTGGCATTATAATCCTCCGTTCGGCTTCATAACATTAGATGTTATTTTATCCATGTTCGATGTAATCTTTTCTGCTTTGTCCATAATTTTATTGACAGAGTCTTTTTCTAATTTTTCTGTGGCGATCGCTGATCGAAGAGCGATAGCATCTTTTTGTTGATCAATCTTCGCACGATCAGTTGCTTTTTTATCACGTGCTTTTTTCTTTTCAAAGCCTAGTCTCTCACTTGCCTCTTCTGCTTTTCTCATTATGTCTTGTTGTTTGACATCTAACTCTTCGCGTTTAAAATCAAGTAGTGGATCAGCGCCAGAATTTTTCAATAGCTCCTCGTATTCCGCTACAAACTCTGCGATTAATTCAGATTCGAGTTCTGCGACTCGTGCTTGCATTTCTATCATCATTTGTTGTTGCATCATTTGTTGTTGTTCCGGAGGCATTGTCTGCATTTGTTTCTGCACCTCTGCTTGTATCTCCTCTTGTGCTTTAAGTGATATGTGTTGCATAATGTGCGCTTGTAAGTTTGCCATAACCACTGGACTCGCTTTTACCACACTACTGTTCATCATAGCAAAGTGTGCTTCAATGTGCGCATCATGGTTTTGACCTTGAAATGCTTGTGCTGGCATGCCGGCAAGAATCTCTGCGTTTTCTGTAGCAGGATCTTTTGGCTGTGGTTGAGGCGGTTGCATTAAAATAGCATCAATATTTTGCACGCCCATAGCTTCGTACATTCTTCGATACGCTTCATAAATATTATGCATTTGTGGAGCCGCTTGTGCCAACTGTAATTGTTGTTGAGCCAGTGTCACTCGTTGTGTGACAGAAAATATGTTTGGATCAGATACAGGTATCACATCAATACGTGCGTCAAAGTCTTGTGCTTTGATCGCTTGATTGCCGCCAACAATCTGATACGGATAAACTGCTGGTAAACTTTCTGCAAAAAGTTTTGCAAGTAACTTAAATTCTTTGCCTTGTGCAGCGTGCATTCTTTTGTGAATAGCAGACATGACTTTCATACCACGCTCTAGTAACGCCATGGTTGTGCCCACAGGGTTGACCTCGTTGCCCTCACCAAGTTTCATATCAGCTACAGCTGCAAAAGATTTACCGCTGTCGATTACAAAACCAAGTAAGTTAAATAGTGTGCCTGATGGTTCTTTGTATGGCAGTGTCATCAAAGATGCACGAAGATCACCGGCTGGTGCATCTACATCTCTGAACTCGCCCGGTACTAACGGCTGATCATCATCCCGTATCCTAAGCCCTCTAGCTTTGAAACCTGCGGGTAAATTGACGAGGGTGCCAGCGTCGATAAGCTGTCGTAGTACAGAGGTTGCGGTTTTTGTGAGACCACCGAGCATATGGATAAGACCAAAACCATAAAAACCAAGACCTGGCAAAAACTTATAATGTACGAAATATTGTTTTTTAATTTTAAGCGGATCAGTCTCATTCCAGTTTCTTCGTATAGATAATATTTGATTAGAGTTATCCTCTATAGTTACTATGTAGGGCAGCCTAATTCCAGTCTCTTCGCCTGCCTCATTGGCATCCTCAAATCCTGGTAGGTCTAGATCGACGTGCATCTCTAACAGAGTGTAGACATCGTCTTTGGTGTACGTTCTTTGTTTGCCATCTAGCTCGTCTATTTTGTCTTGAACTTCACTTGGATCGTCTGAAGATGGCTCACCTACTTCTATGTCACGATAGAAACCTGACACTTGAAACTTTCGTAAATCGTTAGACATCATTTTTACAACGTGCGTGATTCTAGAACACGTATGAAGATCTGTGGCCGAATAAGGAACCACTAAATCTTCTGATGATACAAATTTAGAAACAGGTCGTCCTAATGTATTATCAAAATATATTTTACGGAACGCCGAACCTGATAAGGGAAGGTGAAAAAGCATTTGATCAAGTTCGGGCTCGTATTCCTCCATGACGTGGGTAAGTTGAAAATTCATAAATTCTTTGACTCGTTGTGACTGTTGTTCTACTTGTGGATTAACCATGCCCATAATCTGAGTCTTGACTGGGCCACCTGCTGGAAATAATTCTTTGTAAGATTGTGCCTGAAACTGTGTGACAGACTCTGCAAGAAGAGGATGAGATACACCGGACGCGCCAGGAAAAGGATTTGTTCGATCTTCATACTGCATGCCTAGCAGCTCTAATCCTTCAGCGTATGTAGAAGACCAATCACTTCTTGATTCTTTGTCTCCTTCGTATGCATCTGACAGTTCTCTTGCAATCATCTCAAGATCACCATCGCTTAGTTGTTCTGCTAAATTTTCATTGTGTCCGCCCATTACAGGTTGAGGTGCACCAAAATCTATCGTGGCTCCGCCATCTGAATCTAACTGCGGATCACCCTCCATAATATCTACTTCTTGCGCTCTGATATCGAACTTCATTTGTTCTTTGAGCGGCATGTCTCTATCAATAGCCATGTTATGCCCTCAGTGATGCTATGCCTTGATCCTTACTTGGCATTCTTTCACGAACAGTTGCGAGTAACGATTCTCCCATTTGAATAGTGAATAGTTTAAAACCATCTTCACCTTGGTACTTATCTTCAAGCTGATTCATGTCCTCTAGTCGATCATAAACACCTTTTAAATACTCTAATTCTGCATCGTTGAAACTTGTTCTTAAAAGACCCTCACTATCTAACATTTGTCTTAACTCCATTATGTCTGTTTCTAACATACCTGAAGGATCATCTATTATATCGGTTGGAACTTTTATTTCTTTTTCATCATCATCGCCACGAGCCATCATTGTTTTACCTTGAGGTATCTCACCCAAACCTCTCATCATGTCTCTCATTACTGTCATATTACGTTACCTTTTTCTTTGGACGTTTGACGCCCTTAATCTTACCCTTATTAATGCTAGCATAGAATACAGTCTTTCCCTTCTTTTTACCATAAGTTTTTTTCATGGATTTTAAAATCTTCTTACCTTTCTTATTCAATGGCATCTAGCTTCCTCCAAAACTCGTCAAGAGCATTATGTTCGCAGTTTTTGCAGTCGCAGCCCTCAATCTTGCAAGAGCCTCCATTACCACAATGACAGCTATGTTCGCAGTGTTTACACATAAGATCGTCTAACATCTCCATCGTTTACGAGCCTGACGTAGTCTAGAATTAGGGTCTTTAGCAGCTTTTGGAAACTTTTTCATTTGTCCTGCACTACGCGCGCAGAATGATTTACGTCTCTTTGCAGCCTTACTCCCAGGCTTGACCTTGCCCGTAACAGCTGTTTGTAATTT